GCAGGGTAGATATTTTATTGTACACTTCAAGGAGTTGTTTGCTCTTGATGGTAAGGATACAAACCTTACAATCAACGATATTTCTCGTAGGAATACGATTACTAATCTGTTAAAGGATTGGGGTCTTATTACCGCCATTGGAGAAATTGGTGAACTCGCCCCCCTTAGTCAAATTAAAGTATTGTCTTTTTCTGAGAAGAACGATTGGATTCTAGAAACTAAATATAACATTGGGAAGAAAAAAGAAGTCTAATGGAAAAGTTCAAGTCATTCATCACAGAGGCCAAAGATCAAAAAGACAAAATTACTGTCTTAATTCTTACTACATCAAAATCAAAAAAACCAGAGGTTGTTACTGGTATGTTGATGTCTGCTTGTGAAGAACTTGGATTGCCCTGTTATCGAATTGTCACCACTGAGGCTTGGGTTTCAGAAAATAATATTGAAAAATCAACCGTGTCCATCAAAAACTATGACGGTGGAGAAAAAGATATTTTAGTTGAAACTTCTTCTACTGTGGTATTTGTTCGTGCGGGTGCTTTAGGAACTGAGACCGGCCTTGCCCTGTTGGGAACCTTGCAGAACGCTGGTTGTATGATGATCAATGACCGTGATGGAATGATGACATGTGATAACAAGATGTCATCCTACACTGCCTTTGAGCGTAGTAACATTCCTACACCTCGTACATCATTGGTGAATAATGAGAAAAGTGTTGCTGATGCTCATGAACGTATCGGCGGCAAGTTTCCTGTTATTATCAAAACTCTAACTGGTACGCAGGGTATCGGAGTATCTAAAGTTGAAAGCATGGAATCTATGATGAGTGTTATTCAGTCATTGTGGAAGTTTAATGCTCCGTTGATTATTCAAGAGTTTTTGAAAATTGATTTCGACATTAGAACTATTGTTTTTAACGGTAGGATTCTAGCATCAACCAAGAGAATTAAACCAGAAAAAGATTTTCGTTCCAATAGACACAGGGGCGCAACTACTGAGCCTTACACATTAAGTGATAAGGAAAAGGAAGAGATCATCGCAGCGGCAAGATCAACAGGTGCCTATATGTGCGGCGTTGATCATGCTATTGTTGGTGGGAAGATATACGTTCTGGAAGTGAATGGTTCCCCCGGACTTGGTTCAAAATTCCAGAATTATGATATTACGCAAGTACCGCAAGTTCCTACAAAGGACGAAGGTATCATAAAATATATGGTTGAATATCTACAGAATCCCCTACATAGAAGGTTTGCTTTTAATCAAGAATCTGGATTTCATGAAACTCTTGATATAGAGGGTTATGGACTCATACGATCCAAGTTTGATACTGGTAATGGTACGAAGGCATCTATGCTTATCGTTGACAAATTGGATGTGCAGGGTAAGACAGTTAAGTGGGGAAAAAACGGTAAGAAGTTTACTAGTAAATTGCAGGGTATTTCAAAACCAACTCATATCGGTAAGATGGCTGAGCGTCCTATAGTTCATGTTAATATCAAATTCAATAACATGAACTATATTGATGTTCCTATCGGTCTTCAAACTGAAGATGCTGCAAGCACATTCCTTATCAATAGAGATTTGCTAACACGTTTTAAAGTTTCGGTGAATCCAAATCGTAAATTTGTTTTGTCTGATTGGTCAGAACGAAGCGATTCAACAGACGAAATAGATTAAAATAATCCTTGACAAATCTACAGAAACCTGATATAGTCTTTATATGAACTTTTATACCAATGTCCTGCAATATGGAAATTCCATTCTTGTCCGTGAGGTCAGGAATGGCGAACGCACTTCTCGTAGAGTCAAATATGAACCCACACTATTTGATCTAGTCAATACCCGTGAGGAGACTGGATACAAAACTCTGGACGGTAAGAGTGTTCAGCCGCATAAGTTCGAATCCATCAAGGAAGCCAAAAATTGGGTTTCTAATCGTGAAAACCAAGATATTATCTATGGTAACACACAGTATCCCTATTGCTGGATTGCTGATGAGTATCCCAAACAGGTTGATTGGGACTTGGACCAGATGCTCATGGTCACCATCGATATTGAGGTGGAGTGTGAGAATGGATTTCCTAAGCCTGAAGATGCAGCAGAACCTATGCTGTCTATCACCATCAAGAATCACCAGACCAAAGGTATCGTTGTGTGGGGCATTGGTGAGTTCGTCACTGATCGTGAGGATGTAACTTACGTTCAGTGTGAGAGCGAGGTTCATCTGTTGAAGGAGTTCCTAGTATTCTGGGAGAACCATACGCCGGATATTGTTACAGGTTGGAATACTGAGTTCTTCGATATTCCCTATCTTGTCAATCGTATTCGTAATGTCTTTGATGAGGAAGAGACGAAACGTCTGTCCCCTTGGAAGAACGTGTTTGCCCGTGAGGTATATAAGATGGGACGCACTCATCAAACATACACCCTTGACGGTATTTCTGCACTTGATTACTTTGACCTGTATCGAAAGTTCACATACACCAATCAGGAATCCTATCGCCTTGACCATATTGCGTTTGTGGAGCTGGGTGAACGTAAGGATGGTAATCCTTTCGAAACATTTCGTGAGTGGTATACCAAGGACTATCAGTCGTTCATTGAATACAACATTCAAGACGTTGAAATTGTTGACCGCCTTGAAGACAAGATGAAACTGATTGAGCTTGCATTGACGATGGCGTATGATGCAAAGGTCAACTTTACAGATGTGCTTGGCACAGTGCGTTACTGGGACATAGTGATTTACAACTATCTGCGTGAGAGGAACATTGTGATTCCTCAAAAGTCAGATAATAAGAAGGTAGAGAAGTTCGAGGGGGCTTATGTAAAAGACCCACAGGTGGGTATGCATAACTGGGTTATGTCTTTCGACTTGAACTCCCTGTATCCACATCTTATTATGCAATACAACATCTCACCAGAGACTCTGATGAATGGCGACATCAAACCTGTAGAGGGAATGGTAGATAAAATTCTAGAAGGGGGTAGGGTCGAGAATGATACTGAGTATTGTAAGACACCAAATGGTGCGCTCTTTCGTAAGGATAAACGAGGGTTCTTGCCAGAACTAATGGAAGGTATATACAATGATCGTGTCAAATATAAAAGACTTATGCTCGACGCTCAACAAGAATATGAGAACACTGGTGAGAAAACTCTACTTAAAGACATTGCCCGGTACAACAATATCCAAATGGCAAAGAAGATTTCTCTTAATTCTGCGTATGGTGCTATTGGTAATAATTTTTTTAGGTATTTTGATCTCTTGGTTGCCACCGCAATTACAACGAGTGGCCAGTTGTCTATTCGGTGGGCTGAAAAAAGCATCAACATTTATCTTAATAAAATCTTGGAAACTAAAAACGTGGATTACGTTGTTGCTAGTGACACGGATTCGCTATACATTACTTTTGACAGGTTGGTTAATAGCGTGTTCAAAGAGGGATCAGACACTAATACTATTGTCACCTTCTTGGATAAGATTGCAAAAGAGAAGTTGGAACCTTTTCTTGATAAATCTTATCAAGCTCTTGCCAAAGTAACCAACGCATATGAACAGAAGATGGAGATGGGTCGTGAGGCCATCGCTGACAAGGGTGTGTGGACTGCTAAGAAGAGGTACATCCTAAACCTGTATGATATGGAAGGTGTGCGATTCAAGGAACCTAAACTCAAGATTATGGGTATTGAAGCAGTCAAGTCATCTACTCCGGCACCCTGTCGTGCAAAGTTGAAGGAAGCAATCAAGATCATCATGGATGGTGATGAGAAGGAACTCAATAACTTTATTCAAAATTTTCGTGAGGAGTTCATGGCATTGCCAGCAGAAGATATTGCATACCCCCGTTCATGTAATGGGGTGAAGAAGTTTCGTGGTACAGATCGTTTGTTCTTGAAGGGGACTCCCATTCATGTTAAAGGAGCTATCCTATATAACCATCTGGTGGAGAAGAATAAACTGGGCAACAAGTATCCCTATATCCAAGAGGGTGATAAGGTAAAGTTTATTCATATGCAGGAACCAAACATCTATCAGGCCAGTGCATTTTCTTTCATAACAAAAATCCCAAAGGAACTTGACATTATGAGTAAAATTGACTATAATCAGCAATATGAGAAATCGTTTCTTGAACCCCTTCGGGTGATAACAGATAAGTTGCAGTGGATACTTAAAAACGATGAAATTGGAAGTTTAGAGGGCTTTTTCGGATGATACTTGACAAACAAGATGCGCTTTATGCAGCGAATGTGTTTGTGGATTACTTTTCCAGTTTCGGTAGGATTGATGATTATCTTCGCAAGGTCAAACTTGAGAGAATGTCCAATTACCCTACTTCCCTGCCCGGTATAGGCCCGCAAGATGATATGTTCAATGACTTCATCATGCATCCAAAAGATATGGAGTTTGAGTGCCGTGAGGTATCAAATGAGATATTCGTGAACTATCTGGAGATTGTCACCTCACATGCAGTAGAGGTATCTGTGCCGGGTAAGTCTATCAAGTGGGTTGTGTATGAGAAGAATACTGGCCAGATTGCTGGTTTTATTCGCCTTGGTTCGCCTACCATCAACTCAAAGCCTCGCAATATGTTTCTGGGTAAACCACTGGATACTCTTAGTGCAGATGTAATGAAACGGTTTAATGACTCTACAATCATGGGTTTCATTATCGTACCAACACAACCATTCGGATTCAACTATCTTGGTGGCAAGTTATTGGCTGCAATCTGTTGTTCACACTTGACAAAGGACACGCTTGATAAGAAGTATGGTGGCCCATTCTGTATGTTCGAAACCACCTCGCTTTATGGCTCTACAAAGTCTAGTTCGCAGTATGATGGCATGAAACCATTTCTACGTCACAAGGGAGAAACTGTATCTGATTTCGCCCCACTTATCAATGATGACAATTACCATCGTTTGAAAG